CTGAGATTTTGGATTTGGGTAATACAATGCTTACAAAGGAAGATTTTACCAATGTAAATAATCTTATTCAACAAGAAGTATTTGCTGCACATCAGGTTACATCACCACAATTATTCGGCATTCAGGGAACATCTGCATTTAGTAGGAATGAATTAAGGGATGCATACGAGATATTTAATAATACTTATGTAAGTGAAAGACAACAAGAGCTTGAAGAAACTTTTACTTGGCTAAGGAATTTAAAGGGTGAGGTTGGGGAGTTTAAAATCATACCGGTAGAACCTTTAAAATTTGAATTTAGTGAAGCAATTATAGCTGCTAATTTAACACAGAATGAGATTCGTGAGTTAATGGGTAAGGAACCTTTACAAATTGGCGAAGCTACTTCGGATGGTCAGGTTGTAGTTGGACCTACAAAAGTTATTGCTCCAGTTGTTGAAGCTCCAGTTATAGCTCCAGCACAAATGAATGATTCTATTAAAAACCTTTCAGGTAGACAATACCAAAATGTGATGAGAATTGTTCGCCAATTTGGTAACGGAAAACTAAGCAAGGAACAAGCTGGTTTAATGCTTAAAAACGGATTTGGGTTTAACGATAATGATGTCAATACTTTCTTAGGAATAGATGATAGTCCATTAACGGATGATGAGGTGCAAAAATTCTCGGATGATTCTTACAAAGGATTGCTTAATCAGTTTAATTTAGTAGGTACACATTCAGGCGAATTTAACCTTATAGAAAGTAAATCTTTTAAAGACCACGAATACTTTGCAGATAGTAGTGCTTTAAACCAATTAGAAGCCAATATTTTGGACTTAATTAGTAAGGACAAGCGTATCACAAGCGAAGTAATTGCAACCACTCTAAACGTCTCTAATAAGGTCGTAGATGAAGCAATGAAAGGACTTGTTGATAATGAATATTTAAGCGTTAAAGAAACTAAGGTCGGAACGGATATAATAATTGAAAGAGAATTGACTGCTCCAATTTCGGAACTGCAAGGTAAGAAGCCAAAGGTTACTGAAATAATGATTAGATATTCTTACGATTGGAGGGCAGGATTTTCGGACAAAGATTATGATTCATCAAGACCATTTTGCCAAAGGTTAATGGATTTAGATAAGTTTTATTCTCGTTCCGATATTGAGCAAATTTCAATGATAATGGGTTATTCTGTTTGGGATAGATGTGGAGGTTGGTATACAGTACCAGGAACAACTAAGCACGAATATCATTGTAGACACGAATGGAAAGCAAATGTAGTTACAAAAAAATAATTTATAAATGAGCAAAAATATTCTATTCATAACAGAACAGACCTTTAAGGAAAGAACAGGTGCAAGTAATTCTATTGATGGGAAGCAATTATTCCCAATGATAAAAGTCGCTGGGGATATTTATATTCAGCCAATTCTTGGCAGCACACTTTACAAAAGGTTACAGACTGGAATAGATTTGGATAATTTAAGCGTTAATGAAAAGACTTTGATTGACGATTATATGACCGATGCTTTGATATGGTACACGATGTCAATGCTTCCAATGACAATGGGCTATCAATTATTTTCAAAAGGATTTTTACAAAAGACAGCTGAAGAAAGTCAGGCACCATCAAGGAGTGATTTGGAGTTATTGGAGCAGAAATATAAGTCAATGGCTGAGTATTATAATACTCGGATGATTGCCTACTTAAAAGAGAATTACACACTTTATAGTCAATACCTAAATTACGGAATGGGATTAGATGTAATTTTTCCTGAAGATAAGGCATACACTTGTCCGATTTATTTGGGTGGAAATGAAAGAAGGTCAGCTCGTTATGTGAATAGCTCAAGCACTACGCCAAGTCCAAACGTAGCTACTTATGTTGCGGTTGGTAATGAAACCACATTTACAATCGTTGCTATGTCCGGTAGGGTTACTTACTTTGCTTCAAGAGGTGGATTGAGTAAATCAATTACAACCACAGCAACTGCAAATACACAATATTTACAAATAACTTCAGGCATAGTTACTTTGCCTACTGGAGATATTGCTATGGCTGGAGAAGTATTTACATTCTTATACCAATAATTATTTATGAGTAAAGGGTACAAAAAAGAGTACATCAACAAAGTAAAAGAAAAATTTAATTACAACTTAAATGACTTACAATCAAATAGTAAAGGAAATACAAACCTTATTGGAATCAAACCAAATGATTCACTCAGTAAGGTTTGCAAGTCCGATAGAGTGGTTAAATTGGGATGAGCAACCAGTCTTTCCTTTGGCTGCATTTTCTATAAATAAAGGCGGTTTAAACGCTGGTAGGGAACAGACTTATAGCATTGAACTTTGGCTACTTGATAAGTCAGGAGTTGAAAGTGAGTTTGAAACTGAGGTTGTAAGTGATATGCATTCCGTTGCAGCTGACATAATAAGCACTTTAAGAAAGGGAAGCAATCCTTACACAATAGACACACAAATAAGTTGGGATGCGGTAAGTGAGAAATATGAAGATTATTTAAGTGGGGTATTTTTGACTTTTAATATTTCAATCGTTTCTAAATTTGATGCTTGTTCAATGCCTACACCTAATTATTTAATGACCGAAGATTCTTATAATTTATTAACTGAAAATAACAATCCAATAATTTATGAATAAAAAAATAAGTGCATTACCTACGGCTGATGCCATAACTGGAAGTGAGATAGTTGTACTAAATCAAGATGGAACAACTAAGACTGCAACTGTAACTGATTTGAAAAAATATAAAGTTTATACAGCTTTATTGGAACAAAGTGGTACTGATACTTCTAATCAATTTATTTCAAGTGGTGATTTGTTAATTGGTAGAACATACCAAATTGATACTGCTGATAATGGAGCAGATTGGACTAATCTTGGCTCTCCTAATAACACTCCTGGTACTTATTTTATAGCTACTGGTACTACTCCAAATAGTTGGGGAACTGATGGTGGTGGTCAATTAGTTTATCAAAATGCTACTCCAATAATAACAATTCTTGAAAATACTTTAGGATTTAATATTTATTGGAGTTATGATTCGGAAGGAAGTTATTATGGAAAAGCTATATCATCAAATTTCCCTTATAATAATACTTATTTAAACGTTCAAGTTGGTTATAATAATTCTCCTTATACTGCTTATGGTGCTGTATATAGTGATGATAACGAGTATGTAGTTTTGCAATTTTTAGATAATACTTGGAATGCTGTAAATATAGATGGTCAATACTTACCTTTAGAAATTAGAGTTTACAACTAATATGAAAAAAACAATAATACTTTTTTGTCTTGTCATTTTTTGCCTTGTCAGTTTTGGACAAGTTTATCAGGAAATGCCGCAGTATGGATATCGTGCTAATAGAATGGTTTTTGATTCTACTTTGTCAATTCCATCTGTTTGCGGAGTACCTACGTTAAAATCTAACTTGATTAAAAAGGCGGCTATTGCTTTTGATTCTTGCAATAATAGATTTTACTATTACAATCCAAAAACTAAAGTATGGTCGCAAGTTAGTGGTGGTGGTGCATCATTTGATAGCACTTCACTTTCAAATAGAATTGATTTAAAGATTGATTCATTAAAAAGATTTTCGGATTCGGTTTATGCTTATCATAATGGAATACAAGTATTTCAATATAGAGATAGCACTTTTGATAGCACTTCACTTTCAAATAGAATAAATCTTAAAGTTAATATAAGTGATACGAGTACAATGCTTGGAAATTATTTAAGGAAAATTGATACATTATCTTTAAGTAACAGAATTAATTTAAAAGTTAATATAGCAGATACAAGTGCTATGCTAAGTCCTTATCTGCATTCAGTAGATACTGCAAACAAATGGATTCAAAGCATTACAAGAACTGCTGGTAAGGATTCAATAATATTTTACAAGGGTGGAGTTAGGTTTGCTATTAAAGATAGTGTTGGCGGTGGTGGTCAAAATGGTAGGTTCGGAAATGATACTGCTACGGTTGTAATGGTTAAGATTCACAATGATGCTGGAGTAACGCTTACCAATGGAAAGGTTGTGGCATTAACAATGTCAGGAAATAACAATGAATCACCAGCGGTAAGATTAGCGAATAGTAAACACGATTCTACTTCAGCAAATACACTTGGATTCGTAACTGGTTCAATAGCAAATCAAGATACTGGGTGGGTTATTTTAAGCGGTAAGATTGAGAAACTAAATACTGCTGCTTATTCAAATGGGGATATTATTTATCTTGATACCATATCAGGAAGTTATACAAAAGTTAAACCACAAGCTCCGACACATCTTGTATATCTTGGAGTGGTGGTAAAGTCAAACGCTGGTAATGGTGCTATATTTGTTAAATGTCAAAATGGTTACGAGCTTGATGAGATACACGATGTACAAATAAATAGCAAATTAAATAATCAAGTCTTAGCTTATTCCGATACTCAAAAGGTTTGGAAAAATAGAAATATTTATGCAATAGTAGATACATCAACAACGATTGCAACAAAGACAAATTTTGCACTAAAGGTCAACATTTCCGATACTGCTTCAATGCTTACTAATTACGCTAAGACATCTGCGGTTAATTTAAAAGTCAACATTTCCGATACTGCTTCAATGCTTACTAATTATGTAAGGACTTCAAATTTAGATTGGAATGTCAATCAAGCATATCAAGCATTGGGAAGCTCAGTAAAATCTATAAATTTAAACGTGCTTACTGTTGGAGCAATTACAACAAATTTAGTTATAAATAATGCACAATTATATTTAGTAGCTTGTTACATTCCAAAGGCAACAACTATTACTGGAGTTAAATGGTATGTTGCTGGTAAAGGAACTTATGTCGCAAATAACTATAACGGATTTGGTTTATATTCTTATTCAGGTGGAACGCTAACAAGGGTGGATTCTACGGTTAATGATGGAACAATATTCACCGCTCCTACTGCAAACACTTGGAGTAGTAAAGCATTTGCTTTTACTTATTCTGCAAGTATTGGAGTTTATTACATTGCTTTCTTAGCTAATAATTCAAGTGGTTCAGTATCGCCTTATATGGGATGCGGAGCTGCAACAGCAAATAACGCTACAAGCACTTTTGATTTTACAAATTCAGCAAAACTTGCTGGATATATTACTTCACAATCTTTATTACCAACTACAATAACTATGAGTAGTGTAACAAATAGTTATCAACCATTTGGGATTTGGCTATATTAAATTATAATTATGAACACAAAACAAATACAACCGACAACAATCTTTACTTCCAATGGGAATAAAGTTGCTACAATTTTATCTTTAACTAACTTCTTTGATTATCATTTTGACAATGGCAATGGTAAGGTAAGTTATAAACTTATCGGAATGGAATCACCGGGAAATACAACTGATGAGAACGGAAATGTTATTGCACTTCCTGAATCAGCTATTGAATTGTTTGCTGGTAATGTTGAAATCTCATCTACTATTGTTCAACAATGGGGAGCAAGTGATGATATTATATGGACTTATGTTGCTAACGTTTTAAATGTAGTTTTATTATGACATCACAAGAATTAACCAATGTCTTAATTGGAATAGTAATTGCCATTATTGGATATATAGGTCAAATGCTAATTAAGAAAATAGATAAGTTTGAGCAGACTGTTCAGGGAATACTTATGTCCGACATTAGTAATAAGAAAGATATTGAACGATTAAAGGATGATGTAAGCGACCACGAAATAAGAATTGTTAAATTAGAAAAGTAAATTAAAAACAAAAAAATATAAAAGTATATGAAACAATCTACATTTTTAAATTTGAATCTTGCTGACTTTGGCAAAGGTTTAATCTTAGCAGTTTTAACTTCAGTAATTACAATAGTTTATTCTACTGTTCAAGCTGGTTCATTGTCTATTGATTGGAAAGTAGTTGGAACAACTGCATTAACTACTGCTCTTGCTTATGTAATTAAAAATCTTCTTACTAATTCAACTGGAGAAACATTCAAAAAAGAAGCATAATGAGGGTAATAATTTTATTACTTTTATTAAGTGGGTGCTATTCGGTTAAAAAAGCTGAAAGGCAAATCAATAAAGCACAAATCAATTACCCTGAAGTTGTTGCTACAAAATCGGCATTGTGGTATCCTTGCATCCCGATTAAGACAACTTCCGATTCAAGTCAATACAAGTCTTGGTTTGATACAATAAAGGTCTTAAATGACCTAAGAATTGATACAATACATCAAGCAGATACTATTGAGTTATTGAAGTATAATCAAAGATTAGTTTACATATATAGAAACATTTATAAAAACTTGCCAGTCATCCACGATACTATTATTAAGCAAAGTATGGCTGAAAGGACAATCATTGAACAAATGATTTCGGAACGAGAACAAGCTCACAAGAAATATGACAATAGCACAAAGTTAAATTTGTGGTTATTAATGGCTTTACTAATTTCAATTATCGCTCACTTTTTTAGAAAGTAAAAATGATACCATCAAAGAATTGCATTGACCTAATCAAAAAATATGAGGGCTGTGTTTTAAAGGCCTATCTATGTCCAGCGAATAAAGTTACTATTGGATATGGTAACACTTTTTGGGCAGATGGGAAGTCAATAAAGATGGGCGAGGTCATTACTTTGGAGGGTGCGGAGAAATTATTATTGCAAACTTTAAGCAAGTTTGTCACAATTATTAAAAAGAAAGTGACAGTAGAATTAAATCAAAATCAGTTTGATTCATTATTAAGTTATACCTTTAACACCGGAGGTTCATTAACCTTGTTCAATTTAATCAATTCTAAGGCATCAAACGAGGCAATTAGAGAGTGGTTTGAAACAAAGTATATAAGTGCTAAAGGAAAGGTTTTAAAGGGTTTAATTGAACGTAGGAAAGCAGAAGCAAATCTATACTTCAAAATATGACTTTACAAAAAGTTAGAACAAACCGAAAACGATTATTCTTTGATATTGAGGTTTCAGCCAACATTGGCTTATTTTGGCAATCAGGATTCAAATTAAACATTGGGCCTGAAAGTATAATCAAGGAACGTGCTATCATCTGCATTTGCTACAAGTGGGAAGATTCTAAGGAAGTACATTCTTTGGAGTGGGATTCCAAACAATGTGATAAGACCTTATTGCAGAAGTTTGTTAATATAGCAAATGAAGCTGATGAGCTTATCGGTCATAATGGAGATAGATTTGACTTGAGTTGGATTAGAACCAGGTGCTTATTCCATCGGATTGAAATGTTCCCTAAATATGTTACCATTGACACCTTGAAGATTAGTCGGTCAAAGTTTAAATTCAATAGCAATAAGTTAGATTACATTGCAAAGTTTTTAGGGGTTGGTCAAAAGATTAAGACTGACTACGGAATGTGGAAAGAAATAATGCTTAATAAGTGTAAAGTGAGTATGGGTAAGATGGTCAAATATTGTAAGATGGATGTCATAGTGCTGGAGAAAGTTTACAAAGAATTATCAAAGCATACTGAAGCAAAGACACATTACGGAGTTATCTTTGGAGCTGATAGAGGAAGTTGTCCTGAGTGCGGTTCTGACCAAATAATCAGGGCAAGAAAGATGGTATCTGCAACAGGCGTAAAAAAGATACAAATGAGATGTGCAACGTGCGGAAAGTATCATACTAAAATTGATAAATAATTACTAATTATATCTTAAATGTAAGGTTAAAACTGACAAACAAACTACAAAAAAACTATGAAAAAAGAAATAGAACAAATGCTTTTATCCGTTCCAATGAGTGAAAGAATTGCAATGCTTGAATCACTTTGCAAACAATATAGGAAATTAAATTCAATAAGAATTAATGCAAAGCAGATGGGCCGCAAAGTTGATGAGGACAGACCTGATTTACAACTATTAAAAAACTAAGATGAATACAGAAGTTAATATACCAATGGAGTTTCCTGATTGGACTGAAGATTAAATTAATTTTATGATAACTGATGAAAAAATAAAAGAGATTATTGCAGAAGTTGTTAATGAGGAAATTTTGGAAGTAGAACTGGAGGATGAAATTGAAGTTGAAACAACAACCAGGAGTGATTATATTACTGCGGCATATTTTGCTATATCTTCAGTAGAAGGTATGGACACTCAAATTATGAGTAGAGAAGATAGTAAAAGAATTAAGCGAATAATAAGAAAGTCAATCAAGATAATAGATGATTGCATCAGCGAGATGCACGATGAATTGTTTGAGGAAGATGAGGAATCTTAATATATTTTAACTTTGTAGTGTTTTTTGATTTGGATTTTAGGTAAATAAGCACCCTGATATTTCTATATCGGGGTTTTTTTATACTTTTTTTTAGTTGATTTTAATATGTATTACTATTGTAAATCAATCAGTTACGCTATTTATTAAAAATACTTTCAAAATAATTCAAAATAATTTTGTTTTAGAATAATATCCACCTTATCTTTGAATCCTGATAAACGAAAGACGTGGGGGTGCGGCCAATCAACGCACACTTTTTTAAACCTAAATCAAATTAAATCAAATGAAACAAAAAAACTTCTTACACTCAAAGACCTTTACAATCTTACTGGTTGCAATCGTAACAATTTTATTTACACTTTTTATTCATCAATTTCACACACTTTAAATCAAATCAAATGACAACAGTACACTTAATTAACAAAGGAAAATTAAACACTAAATTCATTGACCTTTCTTGTTCTATGATAGACAAAGAAGGTGACATCTTCCAACTTATTCAAAGCTGGTATTATGTAGAAAAAACACAATGGCCAAACATCACTCCATCGGTTGAGTTTATTACTACCGGCAAATGTCTTGAAATCTATGAAGAAGGATTGCATACATTAACAATAAAGCAAGATTAATGGGAATGCTATTAACATTTATAGGAGTTATATTAGCGTATGACTTCTATCATTTTAACGTAACAATAAACCAAAAACCTAAATCAAAACAAAATGAAAAAAAGCGAATCAGTAAAAGAAATTTGTAAGGCATTAATTTGCTTTAAAATTAAAGTTGAGGGAATCCGTAAGGATGCTAAAAATCCTTTCTTTAAATCAACGTATGCATCTTTAGGAAGTATTATTGATGCCATTGAGGAACCATTGGCAGAATCAGGACTTGCAGTAATGCAATTCCCTACTGGAGATAATGGACTTACAACCTTAGTAATGCACGAATCAGGCGAATGGATTGAAAGTAATTACACAATGACACCGGTAAAGAATGACCCACAAGGAATCGGTAGTTGCATAACCTATCAAAAAAGATATGCTTTGACCGCTGCTTTACTTTTAAACATTCTTGAAAAAGATGATGATGCGAATTACGCTACTTATGGAACTTCAGCTCCAGCAGAATTGCCTTGGTTAAATAAGAATAGTCAAGAGTTTGCAAAGGTTCAAGCGTATCTTTTAGACAACGGAACGATTGAGAAAGTTAAATTAAAGTACAAATTAAGCAAAGAAGTAGAATCATTATTAACAACTAAATCTTAAAATTATGTTACCAGTAATTAACCACGAGCTTACAAAGTCACAGATAAAAGTGATAGCTCAAACAACAGTAAATGAAATACTTGATGGCGGAAAAGACATCGTACAGATATCCGAAATGCTTACTAAGGTTCAACTTCTAATTAAAGAGATGAAAGATTCATCCGAGTTTAACGATGCTCTTATATACGAAGTAACAAAGTTTGGTAAGGGTTATATAACACCAGGCGGAACAAAGATGGAAGTAGGCGAGTTTGGAACTAAGTATGATTTCAGCAAATGCGGTGATTTAATGTTTGATCAATTAGAACAGCAACAAAAGTCTATTGATGAAGCAGTAAAGGAACGTAAAGAATTTTTAAAGAAAGTGCCAAGCGAGGGGATGCAAGTATTAGATTCTAATTCAGGTGAGGTCATCACAATTTATCCACCAAGCAAATCATCTTCAACATCAGTAAAATTTACTATCCAGAAATAAATTTAATAATAATGAATAGAGTATATAATTTTAAAAAGTATAATCTAAATGAAGCAAAAAAATGTTTTTTAAATGATTTAAAAAATGATAAAGATTTTATTGAGTATAAAAAAAATTCAATAGGATATGGTACTTTAATTTCAACAGTTAATACTTTTTGTTTAAATAACGTAGGATTAGCTTCTCAATCATTAATTACAAAATTTTTTCAATCAAATTTAATTTATGATTCCAGTATACCTTAAAGAAAACCAAATCGGAGCATCAAGTAGGAAAGTTTATGGCCACAAAGGTGACAAAGTATTCATCCTTACACATTCAATCAATATGAGATTAGTCGTTGATGAAAGT